CATTGGGCTGATAGGTACTAAGTGTTGAACTAACATAGTTACCAAAAATTTCACCCACGGGTATGCTGTTAATGGCTGTTAGACTGTTTAGAGCATACTGTCCGGCCCAATAGGCGCTGTACAATCTGACTGTGTCACCGCTGGCAAATCCATGGTTTCTATGGCCTATGCGAATTCGGTTGCTGCCATGCACAAAGGTTAATGGATTATTAGGCAACTGAGCAGTACCCAGGGGCTGAGTTACTACATGTGCGCGACCGCCGGTGTCAGTTGTACTAAACACACAACGATTCAGTTTGAATTTAACGTCGCTGAGCTGATCCTCGGTCCAGAGGATACCATCCTGAGACTTGAACAAACTACCAAACAGAGCATTGGTGGTATAGGTCTTGGTTGGCTCAAATATGTCCTGCTGACCCAACGTGGCAATCCAGACTCTGTAGTTCTTGGTATCACAACGTGGAACTATGGCATAGTGTTTGTTGGGCAACAGATAGATGGGCTGACTAAACTTAAATTTAGTTGCAGTCTGACCAGTAGCATCTACAGTAACATCGTCAGGATATAATGTAACTGCTGCACCAGGAACCAGTTCATTGGCACTGGGGCGTCCGCTTTCATCACAGACTCTGATGTCCAGGTGTATGGGAGCTTTTTCTGTGAGCGGTTTTTGTGCAAAGAATAAATCCACATCACTGATGAATGCACCATTGACATACTGATCTGGTAACTTAAATGTCTGTGCTATGGGGTCATAGTAGCGTTGTACATAGGTCTTGGTGGTTATGTAGTTGTTGGTAATCTGTACATTAGTTCCCTGAGCATAGTATTCTGCAGTAGCACGAGCTGTCCAATCATCAGGATCGTTGTCCGGATGATCGGTAATTACAACTGGTTTACGACCACTGAGGAATTTAAGCAGATCTGTGTTGGGTAAATCCAGCACAGCAACTACATTGCCCTTGCTATCTGAATACAGATAATTGCCAGTATCCTGAGTTAGTGCTGTAGCCGCAGTTACTGTACCATTTACACGTTTAACTTCACTACCATCTATGCCCACATAGAATTGACCACTGGAATAGTTGTAGCTACCTGATGTTCTAATAAAGCTAGGACTTAGTTTACCTCGAGCATTGATCAGATATAATGTTGTTGAATCCTGCAGAGCTGCAACAGCACTGCCTACTAGTTTACGATCAGCACCAGTGCCCTCGTAGTAATACACACAGGGACCAGCAGCAAAGGCCAGTTTAAATGCATCGCGCGTAGCTGCACTAGGTAAATAGGTTTCGTACTCTTTGGGATTTAGTCTCAGATGATACCACCCATAATCATAGACCCAGGTTGATTTAACTATGCCCTGTCTGGCCAGCAGAGTATCTGCACCCAAACCAACTTCTTTGATATCTACACTAACAAAATCACTTCTGCGGCGTGGGATTTCATTGGCAGCATTGGCACGAGTTTCGTTAAACTCTAGCAACGGCATGTTATCAAAAGTTAGTTTAACTGCACCTGTCATGTAGCTATCAATTCTCTGATCATCAAAGAAACAATAGTACTTGGCATTGGGACGCAGACCATTGGCCTTCCATAAAATGCTTTGTGCTCGGCAATAGGGCAATAATGTAGTTGGCCCACGACTAGAACTAACTAATGTATTAGTAAGTCTTTCTATGGTGCTATGGTAAATACTCCAGCCACCATCTAGGCTTTCTTTAATGGTTGTTGTGCCACCTGTGGTAAAATTTTCAGTATAGGTATAGGTTTCGTAGATGTCAGCCTCGGGCATTAATTTTAGATTGCCCAGGAATGTTGCTGTAAGGAATGGTGCAACTGCAATACTGGTTGTAGCCAGGTTTTGACTTAATACCGTACTGGTTGTATATTTAAGTGTCATGAGATCACCAGTCACAGCATAGTTTTCTGTGGTTCTGGCACTGCGCAATCCGGTTAGTTCACTGCTGGTAAACAAAGCTGCTGTATAATTAATTTTTTCTACCAGAGGTATGCTGTCTACAACAATGTTGGGCTGTACAAGATTCTGATCCATGTCCATGGTAAAACGGCCATCACCTGTAATTTCAGTATTGCTCAGATCTGTAAAGTTATCTACAAAGAATCCAGTCTTGTATCTTTCCAGTGTGCTGTCTAGATTGTCTCGAATCTGCAGATTTTTAGTTTTGGCTTCTAGCAGATTTAAACTGGTCACGGCTTCCAGATTGGTTACACGTTTTTCAACCTGACCAATGTCTTTCATGGTAAAGCGACGATTTTCATACTTGGTAGTAGTAACAACAGGATCTACAACACTGCGAGTATATGGAGCCAGACTCACATCATACAATTTTACAGCATTGATGGTATCGGCTAATTTTGGATATTCTGGAACTGTATCACTAACACCACTTACATGATAGAAACTACTATTTTTATCCAGGAATATGCTTTCTTTGCGACCTAGATAAAAACTAACATCGGCTGTAAAGTTTGTACCAAAACGCGGTGGTGCAGCATTTGCACACAGGCCAGTTGCAGCACTATTGATCTTGGGTCTAAAATCTAAAACATCTGCCAGATTAAAGTTTTTATAACCTGGAATTTTTTCATAGGGATGTGTGTTTATGGCATAGCTGCTGCGAGCAAAAAAGTCACCTGTGCCATGTTCAAAATAGTCATAGTATACTCTAATACTGCCAGTTGGTGGTGGCATACCTGATTTTAATCGTACGTTGCCAAAATCATAAAAACAATTTCGTTGACCATCATCTAATTGATATCGACTGGTTACATCTGTAGCAGCTGCCTGAGTAATTGAATCCCAGGTTGTTGTAAATGTTGTGGCCTGGAATATTTTTACTATTTTTATGATATCTGTACGACTTAATCGCAGCGAAGTACGTGTAGCTGCACTGGTTCCTAGAAAATCATCCGAAACACTGGCTGTATAGGTTTTGGATTTTACGCGACCCAGTACAGTATTGTTAGCTGCACTGCGAACCACTGGCAGGCTAATTTTTGCAGTATTGCTGCTAAATGTTCCAGATATGGTTACAGTAACATTCTGACCTACCTGAGTTACACCATACACAGGCAAGGGTGTGCTTAGATTGCTTATGATGTCCTGAGCCACAAAATATGCATTGGTATCTGTTGTTGCCAATGATTCAGCTGCAGCATTACCTGATGCGCTGGCCAGGGTAACAGTTGCTGCACTCAATCCACTGACACCACTTACGGTAAAAATCTTGTATACCGTGTATAGATTGTCAGCTATGCTGCTTGTTGCTTCGGCCACGGGGAACAACAGGGTGTTGCCGGCGATTTCATTAAGATTGTTGTTGATTCTAAAGGCCGGATAGCTGGTGTTGGATCCTGCTATGGTGGCCTGATCCAGGTTAATGGCATAGGCAATGCTGTTGCTTGAAACCTTGGTTATGAACAGACGGCGTCCATTGATGTCTACATAATCATTGGTGGTCAATTCGGTCAGCATTTTGCTGTCGTTGGTGCCCTGTATTCTCAAAGCGCCATGTGCCTGCACTGTTGTAGTACCACCAGTATAATCCTGTAACTGGAAGTTGCCGGTTAGTTTACGAGCATTGATGCCTAACTGATAGTTACCCCAGATATCTGCAGCAAAGGTTGCGGTTCGACCTGCATAATAAGTACCAATGCTGGTATTGCCCAGCAGTGTGGTTTGATTGCTAGAAACAATCATGCGGTTTTCACTAATAATATTGACCACTGTTCCTGTGGTTGCACTATTGGCTACACCCAACCAGACAACATCGCCAGATCGGAATTCACTTTGGAAGCGGGCGCTGACCTGATTACCTGTTGCCATGCCTAAAACAGTTTGAGCAGGAACTCGGACATATAAACTAGTACCAGCAACTGCGGTTGCAATGGCTGGACCATAGATGGTCATGCTGGTCTGACTATTAATTGCGGAAACAACCCAGCTACTTACTGTAGCAAATGAACTTGAGGCACCTATGGCAATGGTATCACCAACCACCAGATCCTGTTGGAATGCTGTTAAAGTACCAGTTACTGCAGTAAATACTGTGCCACCAACACTGGTGGTTGCAGCATTAAATACGTTGCCTAGGGTTAGGAATGAACTAGTTGCATTACCTGCATACTTGACGTTGCCAGTCAGGGTATAACTGGTCTGAGTAATGCTGGTTGTGGTATCAAATACCACCAGACTGTTTACGTCTCGGTCAAAGTTTTTACCAGCGCGCATGGTTATGTCGCTGAGACTGACCTTTAATCCACCTCGTGCATCTGGATCTACCCAGCTGATGCGCGCAGTACCCACCTGTTGACCATAGCCAAATTTCTGTATGTTGCGATTGCCTACAATTCTGTCAAACAAAGCTACCTGAGGTGCAGTGCTGATATCTGGTATGCCATAGCTGTAATTTTTGTCTGTATAAACATAATTGCCCAGGTTTAGGGGTATGCTGCGATTGTTTATGGTGCGGGTATCTCGGGCTTTGCTCAGGGTAACATTGGTATTGACCAGTTTAAGAGTTTCATACCCTGAAATATAGGCTTTGCCTTTGCCAAATACCGCAACCAGGTTGCTGCTACTACCAGCTGTACTGACACCGCGGTTACCCAGAGGGTTGGCTGTATATCTCCAGACTACACTACCATCGGAAATGGTAGAAGTTTCATCTATGGTTGCATTGCTTAGACTGGCTGGTTCGCTGCCACCACTGATACCGCTCTGTATGCATTCAAAATAACGTGTAGTGGTTGAACTTAAGTTGCTGATTACATAGTCATTGGTTTCGTAGCTCTGAGTAGCTGCCCAGCTTCCTCGATCGTTTAATCTGGCTTCGCGAATCTCAAATTTAAAATCTTCAACAACATAGTTACCACTTTCATCAAAGGTTCTGCGGGCCAGTGTTTCTTGTAATATGTTGTACTGACTGCCATTGATGATCTGCTGTACAACACCGCTTTCGATGCGAATTAGTTCAAAAAAGTTTTCGGGATTTTCTTCCAGCCCACACTGTATGAAATCTATGTCAATTTTATATCTGTGTGCGCCAGGTGCTGCATAGTTTGGACTACCTGCAGCATTGTCATTGAGTGAGCTATCAGTATCTGCAGTTACTATGCTTTCGGTATACTGTATGCCAATGCGAACATTGATGTCAGCTACGGTATCAGCATATTTTTTAACACTGATGCTGGTGGTTGATACATTGGCAAAAGTTTTGGCAACATAATAAACACCATCATTGATGAATGCATAGGCACTGCGACCTGAATAATCTGTACCGCTTTGAGCAGTCAGGGTTTTGCTGACATCATCGGTCAGATACAGAGTAGCACCAGCAGCAAATACCTTATTAGTAGATATACCATCGGATAATTCATTGCTAGATGTATATAATAAAATCAGGGTAATTGGATCTGTACCTGTAGCAGCCAGAGCCTTTAGTACACGAGCTACAACACCGGTTCCATCGCTGGCTGAACTAATAAACCTATCTTCTAGATCACTGAGACTAAGGCCACCTAAACTAGTAGCTGCAATTTTAAGATAATTTACCTTGTCGTTGTACTGTACATTGCCTGGTATGACCACACTGCCGTCTTTGAATAAATGATCGCCAACCTTGGCAACCTGATTTTGCAGTATGCTCTGCAACTGATTCATTTCACGGGTCTGTACGGCTACGCCTGGGCGAAATAAAACCTTGTAGTATTGATTACTTTGGTTAAAATCGTCAAAGTACGGTGTCTGATTAAAATTCATGTTTTACCCTTGATTCTAGAAATTTATAACTATGTTTATTTTTTCGTTCTGACCTGCACTGCGTGTTACGGGACGACGATAATCCAGATACAGCATCTGACCTGTATAGGGCTGTATTTCTGGTAATGTTCCGGTAATGCCTGTGCTGCTGTTGATTAGTTTGGTGTAACCATTGGTTGCTGTAATGGTATCACTGGTGTTAAAGTCATAGAGTTTAAAACTGGTAACTGTATCTATGCGAGTTGTATCAATGCTTTCTGGATCATCGGCATTGACTGGAACTATGTATTCCAGACGCGTTGTTCCTGAACTCTGGAACACAAACAGTCCCTTGGCCAGGCTGTTGCTGCCTGTGATAATGTTGTCGGCATCTGGTGATGTTGACCCATCAACCATGGTCAGAGTTCTTAGTATGCGACCAGAACTACTGGTAAATAGTGTACCAGTGTTGCTGCTTACTCGCCAGCCTGTGCTACTGTTATAGGCAAGTGGATTTTTAATCAGAGCTATGGTTCTAAAGTCCTGATTTACGGGGAAATCTCCCTGTTCATAACCACTGATAGTTCCAGCAATCATGACATTGTGTGCCATGGTTTCATACATGAGATTGCTGGCATGGCCGCCCTGGGGTGCTATGACAGCAACAGCATTGGCCGTGGTTGGTGTACCACCACCGGTTAGGACTACCTTGGCCCAGGTATAACCTGAACCTGCATTGGTAACTGTGATGCCTGTAATTTTTCCTGTGCTGGTATTGGCCGTGGCTGTAGCCGCTGCACCAGTTCCATCACCGTAGATTACAACACCTGGTGTACCAGTATAGCCAGATCCGGCACCTTCAACAGTTATGATGTCTATGCCATTGATGCTGCTTATGCTGCTGGCCGAGACATTTACTGGTATATGATTGGCTGTTACAAAATCAACATCGGCTGATGTAATGGTATACAGGTATTTCCAAACATAGCCATCGGCTGTCTGTTGTGGTGCAGTTCCTGTGGTGGTTGGCTGTACAGTACTTACTGTACCTGTAGTTGCTAGTGCACTACGTCCATTAAACAAACACTTGTATACGCAGCCTGTGCTGGTAACATAGACTATGAAATTACTATCACTGAGATTGTAATTGTTGTTTTCGGTTGGGCTACCTGAACTAACATTATGTCTGTACATGTCATAGCGAGCTCCGCTGGTCCAGTTTATGCGATCTATGCAAAGTCTAATGTTGCTGCTGTTGATTTTAACAGCAGCCATGGCATCGCGCCAGAATGAAGTTTCATTAAGTACATTATCTGCAGGATTGGGTATGTTGCTATCAGTTACTGTACCCGAAGCCTGAGCACTGAATTTAGTACTTAGATTGTCAGCCCAGCTCTGCGGTCTGGCCAAAACCATGTAGATGTTTTCAGTACTAAATGTGCTGGCAAACCCGCTGGCTGCACTGACTCTAAATTTATGTGTTAAAATTGCCATGTTTTATTCCTTGTTTAATCTTATATTTATATGGTTCCAATGGTGGTTATGTCAAGATAATCATCATCAGACACATAAAGATCAGCGCCGCTGCTGACACTTACATGCAGATTTACCACACCAGTAGTATCCTGATATCTGAATGCTGTTGCTCTGAGATTGTTGATGGCATAGGTATTTTCCGTGCTGCTGACCGTGGTTGATCTTATGATTCTAACACTGACACTGGTTTCAGGACCTGGACCGTATACGGTTAGGCTGGTGGTCTGAAACTGATCTGCGGCTCTTAGTACCTTAAAGAACGGAACACCTGCAGTCTGCAGATAACTGCTAACATTTACTCCAGTGCTGGTTACCCTGTATGCAGTTAGTGCTGAACTGGTATAAATTACGGCCTTGTTTAGGGTTATGCTGGTATCTGAATTGATATTTACCACGGTATAACTGGTGTTATCTGGATTGGCTCCATTAAATTTAATAACATTGCCAGTAGATAATTCAGTTGTAAATGCAGTACCAGAACCAACTACACTGGTTGTAGTGCTGGTTATGTTCATGGTGCCGGTTAGTGTGCTTACAAATGCAATATAACTTAATGTTAACTGTGGTGTTATGTCAATTTCAGTATCACTAACAACGTTGACTATGGTATAGGCCGTACCTGTTGTAGTGCCAATACTGATTAGGTTGTCCCGACTTAAAGCTGTAAAATTTGTGCCAATACCCAACAAACGGCTAACTGAAGTTCCAAAGGTATTTTCCGGCCCCCAGACGCGGCCAACTATGGCCGTGCTGCTTCGTAACGCCTGAGTAGTGGCTGGACTAACACTGATCTGATTGTTGTTGGTTATGGCTGTAACCGTATAGGCCGTGGTATTATAGTTGTTTAGGAAATATAGTCTATCACCCAGATTTAAATTGGTTGTAAAGTTTGCACCTATGCCATAGACTGTAGTACTGCTAACACTGGTGAATATCTGACCGGTCAAACTGGTGGATGCGCGTGTCCAGGTGTTGCTGCTACCACCCTGCCAGATATCACTGGCTGTAAACCAGCTAATACCACCATTGGTGCTGAATTGCAGTGCAAGATTCTGACCTGTGCCCGGTGTATTACCACCGTTACTAGAATTTCCTACCAGATAATCTACGCTTAAATCTAGCTGTCCACATTCGGTAAAACTAGTAGTGGCTACAAAAGGATTAAGTATGCTGCCACCACCATTGAATATAAATGCTCCAGTATCAAATACAAAGGCTGTGCTGGTGTTGCTGGTAAAACTCGTGGCACTGACACTGGTTGTGGTTGAACTCCAGCTGGCTACCAGTCCGGTGCTGGTTATGTTGGTTGTGTTAAAACTTTCGGCCGTGCTGGTAGTGTATTGCTGTTCCTGATCCAGTTCTATGCGCAGAGCCAGTCTATCATAGCTGGCGCCTCTTTGTCCATTATAGGGTTTGAATCTAAGCATGGCTTCATTGCCTGCAACATAGGCAGCAGAACTAACTGGTGTGCCACTGATCTGAGCCTTATACACTATGCTGCTGGCATAATTGCTAACAGGACGTGGTGTTATGAGCATGCTGGTGTTGCTATAGATGTTGGTTATGGTATAGCTGGTATCAAAATTGTCCAGACAAATTTTATCACCCTCTTTGAAGCTTGTATTAAATGTGGTAGCTGTACCAGTTAAGAGGCCTGTGCTGGTGCTGGCTACCACACTTCCAGGTGTCTGTATGGTAAACTGTATGCTGTTTGAACTATGAAAATAGATTAGATCATCAAAGGCCAGAGAATTTTTAACAGCTATGTCCTTGTAGTTGCGTTGAGCTTCAGCATCAAAATACGGAACAAAAGTAGCATTGGAACTCAGTCTGATGTTTATGACATTGTTTTCTTCACCGCTGGCATTGCCTCGGCTATTTTTAGCAAAGGTTATGAGCATGATCATGCTGCCTACACTGGTGCTGTTGATGTTGGCCTCGGGTATTTTATATCTCAGTGTTCCCGAGGTCATGTTTAGCAATACTGTATTAGTGGCTGTTATGCTGCTGGTAACTAAATATCTGGTAGTAGTTAAACCCGAATTGGTGTCATAGGGCCAGGCTATGAGTTGTTCGTCTAGATCAATGCTACTGCCAAATTTATCCCAGCTAGGTCCTTCAAATCTGGTAACCTCTCGGAGATTGCTGCCAGCATAGGTATCCTGCAGACTCTGCAGAGCAAATGTAACGTGCTCACCTGGATAATCAAAAGTTGTAGCATAGGTTATGTTTCCTATGCTGGTATAGGTCACAGTGGCAAATCCAGTTGTAGTGGCCAGCTGTGTGGTGCTGGTTCCGGTCTGCAGATCTGCAGTACGATCAAAGGTAAAACTTGGAACCAGTATGAATTCTGTTGTGGTTGGAAACGCAACCGTGGTATCTATGCTTACACTGGTGCCGAAGGTATTTAAAACGTTGACTGGATTGGTGTTGGCAGTAAATTCATTAAACATCACTGTGCCAGTGGGGTGCAGCTGTTTTAATATGTGATCGGCCCAGATCTTACGATCATTTTGGCTGCGCACAACATAGCTAAATTGCTGATAATACAGACTGTCCTGCAACACCTGTTTGTGACTAAGCTGACTCTGACTATCCTTGTATACACCCTGAGCAGTTGTCAATACTGACATGCTGCTTACTGTTACGGTACTAGTAGTTTCAGCAACATGATCATAAAATATGCCCCGAATACTTTCACCGCTGGTAAATGTTCCACGAGGAGCAATGCTGGGTTCAAAAACTAAATCATACACAGTTGAGCCATTCTGTCCAACTACTTTGACCACGTCATTAACTACGGCACTGGCTGTGCTGGTCAGGCCAGTCACCCAGGTATGCATTAGATAATCTGGATTGCCAACGTTGGCACGAACTCTGAGTCGTTTTTCAACATACCAGAGACCTGCGCTGGTTTTAAACATGTCCTCGCGAGGATATTTAATGGTTATGTCATCGTTAAAGAATGCTTTAAAAAAGAACCTAAAACTTTTTTCATTGCCTTTGTTTTTAAAACATTCTTTAAAGTATTTGACTAAAATAGTATCATCTACTTCGCTGGTGCTGGGTAAATTTGGCACATAGGTATTTAAAAACTGTATGGCCAGATTGTTTGCAGTTGTGTCTATGTCTCGATTAAGTTCAATGTTCTGTATGCTATGCTGTACACCCGAACTGCTGTTGTCCAGATATTCAAAATACTTGGTCATGAAGATTACATACAGTGGATAATAATCACTGATGTATTCGGGTATCTGATCGCTCAGTATGTGCGAGAGTTTTCTATTGAGTTCCATTAATTATTTACCGCTACAACGTTGATGGTTATGCCATTTTTCACATTGCTGATGTTTTCAGCCACGGCATCATCCAGCAATAGAAATTCATTATAGCCCGGATATATGGCACTTACAGCTGATTGGAGTTCAGCATAGATGTATAACTGATTTGCTGTGCCCAGATAACCAGCCAGGGTCAGGGCGCTATCAGGATTTATGGTAATGAGTCCAGTGCCATAATCAATGGTGCCCAGATTGTTGTTTAATATGACACCTGTGTCTAGATTATAGGTTTTTAATGTGCCAGTACCTTCGTAGTCTGGTGGACTTTCGTCGGGAACATCGCGAATCTGCGCAGGAACCACAGTGCCTGAATTGTTAAAATAATAGTAACTGCTACGTAGTTGAGCTGGGTGTATTTTTCCAGGTAATTGTAGAGTCTGTACACCGGTAAATCTAACATTGGGTACTAGAGGCAATCTACGAACCAGAGCAAAATCAATGTTAACGTTTAGTATGGCTGTATCCAGATCCATGATCTGTTCTTCGAGCTGACTACGATAAAAATTAGCATTAAAGCGAGCCAGGTTAGTGTTCATGAATTCAGTCACTTGATCATTGACCAGAGTTTGAATCTGTGCAGCAGTTCTAGCAGTCTGTGCACTGCTGTAACGCACATCTATGGTAAAATTTAAGTAGGTCAGAGTTGGATCTACAAACTCATGCTGGGCTGTTAATATGCTACGGGGTTTGAGTATTTCGTCTATGATGTATTCTTTTTCAGCAGCAGTTAAAACATAACCAGTACGAGGTTTTATGCTAATAAAGGTCTTGCCGTATTCAGGAGGGTTGTTGTTTTCACCACCCCAGATGTTTACACTCTGTACACCAGGTAAATAATTACTGATCAGTGTAGCATAGTCTGTTTTGGTTACTGCTCGACCCTGAGCAGTATAATTGTTTAGACTACGGAATCTAATGCTGTCTATGGTCTCGCGTTCACTACCACCTGAGGGTTTGCTAATGGTGGTAATGGTTCGGTCATTGGCACTTTCTCCAGCTATGGCATTTACACTCCAGCTAAGTGCAACATTGTTGCTGACATTGGCAGCATCACCATCGCTAATCAAATATCTAATTCGGATAATATCACCCTGATTTAAATTACGTCCTAGTACATCATCGCCAAAGTATATTTCATACAGGCCCCGAGTATTTTCCTGTAGATAATAAACTGTGCTGGCTGAATTTACTTCGGTAATGTCCGTGACCGGAGTAAATACTGTATCAAACTGTCCAATGCCATTGTACTGAACCAGAACCTGCAGACTCTGAGTATCAACATTGGCATTACTGATTTCATATCGATTGGCTGGACTGCTGTCTGCACCCACGGTATAGTATTGTTCTATGATGCGTCCCTGATATACAGTAACGTTTTCAAATGTATAAGTACCATTTACCGGTGTTGCACTGTAGCTGCTAATGTTATAAAAAGTATAACCAGTACCATCTATGATGGTAGAAAATTGTGTATAGGGTTCCAGGGTTAAAAAGTTAGGTGCGCTGGTAACATTGCTCACGGACAGATCTATGGTTGCAGTTGCACTGCGACGACTCTGGGGTGTGTAATTGATCTGTTTGGCCAGACTGACTACGCTGGATCGTTTTAGAGCAGTATCCAGGAACATTTCGTTGCTGACCATGTTGGCTAATACAGCATTGTAATGTGTATTATAGGCCAGTATGTCCATTAAAACACTGAGGTTTGAAGCATCAAAATCATAGTCTGTAAACTGACTTTGATTTTTTAAATAGGTTTTTAGGTTATCTTTGATGGTATCAAAGTCTAGTTCGGTTACGCGGACATTGTTGGCCATTATCGTACTCTGGTAAAGGTTGTTGTAAACTCAGAGACATTCTGAGTATTTTTGTTTTTATAGACTATGGTAATGTAGACCTCGTTGTCGTCTTTGTTGCTGGGAGCAACTTCTACACTCAGAACATCTACACGGGGTTCATATCGGGTTATGGTATTGTATAAGGTTCGTTCAGCCACGCTTATGGTAAAATCGTCTAGCTGTTCAAATAATATATTGATCAGCTGACAGCCAAAGTCGGGTTCAAAGGGTTTATCATAGTTGCGACTCAGTATTAAGTTGCGCAATGCACCTCTGATGGCGTTGTCGTCGCTTTTACTGGCTACGTCACGAGTTCTGGCATTATAGGTAAATGCTGCGTCTAGGTCTATGAATTGTCGGGTTGCTCTGGCCATAAGTTTATTTATCTAGGTGACACATGTATTTTTGATCTTTTTATGAATTAGGTGGTGGAATTGGGTCACCATTTGCATCAGCTAATGACTGAGTCCAGGTTCCATTTTCATTTTTAACCATGACTGTAATATCAAAAAGGTGTGATTCTTCTATGATTTCCAAACGACGTTCTTTGATAGCCTCGAATGAGTCGCGTTCTTCTTGTAATCCAGTTACTTGATTGTGTACTAACCATTTTCTATCCATAGTTTATCTCCTTAACTTACTGCTCCATAAATTGTACCAGTTGTAACATAAGTTACTGTATAACCATTAAGTTCTATGGCTTTACCACCAGATCCTCCAGGATTTGACTGCGATGATCCACCAAGAGCTCCCCAACCTCCACCACCCAGGCCTGGTTCGTATGAGTTAGTCAATGGAACACCATCTCCAGCGTTGTTGGCAGATCCACCAGCTTTTCCATCAGAACTTGAGCCAGCACCACCTCCACCTCCAGCACCACCACCTTTGCCTCTGGCTGCAACTAAACTAGTAAGATTTACTCCACCAGCTCCACCAACACCAGGTAATATTCTACCACCACCGCCACCACCACCTGTATAACTACCAAAGAAAGAGCGGAATGTTGAAGATCCATCGGTGCCAGACTGACCAAGAGCTCCACCAACACCACCGGCTACAATACCAGTATCAATTCCACCGCCGCCATCTCCCCCTCCTGCGCCACCGCCAGCACCGCCATAGAAAGCACCACCAAGTGCTCTTCCACCGCCGCCACCGCCTGCTATGTAGCTATTATTAGTTATAGTAACATTGTAGCCAAGGCTGAGAGCTGTGCCACCAGCAGTTGGAAGTGCTAGACCTGAACCCGTATTTCCACCTCCTTTGCCTCCTTTACCTATGATGTAACCATTGTTTGTAATAGAGACAGTTGAACCAGTAGTTAAAGAATTTATGGTTAATGCAGCTATTGATGTTGAATCTGACCAAATGTAGATGCCAGTATCAATGGATATATTTGCAGTAACTGCTGTGGTTCCATCCCATCCTGCTGCTACTAAAGCACTACTTAAATTAAAGTTTTGTATGTTTGTTGTAATACTTGTTGAAAAGGCAAATGAACCGCCACCACCGCCACCTTCACTACCACCGCCACCTTCACTACCACCGCCACCACCGCCACCACCACCGCTAACACTATAGTTATCATAAGTAATTGCCGTAGAAGTGCTCTGTAATTTTACAACAAATATATCATCTCCAACTGCACCAAAATTATCAAAATTTATTCTGGCTGGGAGAGTAAAATCTCTATCCCAAAATAAAGCAATCTGATAGGGATTTATGACTTTTACATAGTATTTAACTGCCATTGGTATCAGATCCTGAATTTTTTAAAATAACCATGTCACCTGTTCCAAAACCATGAGGTTGTTCTGATGTTAAAACAGGAACCTGAATGGCATCTGAAATATTTTCAAGATCTATGCTGGGAAAATTTCCTAGAATAGCTTCTTGCAATGATGGTAACCCCGGTGTTTCCAAACCAAAATCTGGAATGGATGCTGACACAGTATCAATGGCTACTCCTAATACATCATTTAATCCTATTTTTCCAACACCACCAGTAGGAACCAGAGACGAAACTTCTAAAACTGATGTAGATAGTATATCCTGTATTTTTTCATTGATTAATTCTGTAACATCTACTCCAGCTATTTCTATAACTTCAGTAAATTCAGGTAATGCTATGCCTAGTTTATCAAATACATCACCAACTGTGGGAATAGCGGGTAACTCTATACCTAGGCCAGCAGCAAATCCACTGAATATACCACCAAACATAGATACTGCACCCAGGGCGCCCAAAGGAGCACCTATGTTTACATTGGGGCTACCCATGGCTATGAGACTACCACATAGAATACTATCCCCCATGCGAGCAGCTGGGCGGCCATTTATGAATACATTAGAAGCACCAGATCTAACTATACTGGCATGACACCCATCTAGAGGACAACAATGCACTAACCAAACATCTAAAACTCTGTGAGCACCCAAACCATTTATTTTTACATCTGTACTAAATGTAACACCTGGTCGAGGCGGCCAACAACCATGTCCTGTACAAAAACATCCTATGAACGCAGCTGCTGCCATTATTCAACTGACCCTGTTGGTAATGAAAATTCTACATCAAATAAACTATGATCATTTACGTCTAATGTTCCACGTTTTATGTAGGTAATTAATTCATTGCGTTTACGATTCCAATCGTTATAGATTGTCTGTGTTAGATCAAATGTTCCTACACTGCTCCTAACTGTAATAACTATGGTAGTAGTTGTTCTTGTATCGGCTACATAACTAAATAATTTATAATAACTTGCTGGTAATCTTGTATAACTGGGTACTGAATATTCTGTTGCATCTTCAGTAGATTTTCTATACTTCCATTCTTCTAGATCAAAAATACCTCTGTGCCAACCACTTATTGTAATGGTAGAACCTAGGCCTAAAAATGTACCTGTGGTCTGATTGGTTGGATTATTGTTACCAACAACAATTAATAATTTACTAGTATCAGTTGCATATACAGATACTGAACTAACTGTAACAGTTATGGCTGTTAAAAATATAGCATCGTTATAAAACGTATGTAGGCTACTGAACGGCACATATTCATAGGTTGCTGGCAACGTGGTAGGTAATAATACAGCCATGTTATGCCTGAGCCATGTCTACCAGATAATTGGCTACAACCTCACCGTTTACTGTTGTAATAATTTTATCTTCGGCTTCAACATCACGGTTACCTTCTTGTTTATGAACAACAGTAATCCAGGGCTGACCAGATCCTATGGTACTGTATTCCAATCTAATCTGATCATAGGGTACATTATTTTTAATCCATTGTGCTATGCCAAAATATTCAGTAGCATCTGCGCCTTTGAATTGAATGTTTGCGGCCTGACCAATATTAAATGGTGTTACAGTATTAAGTTGTTCTGTTACTGCAGCCAGAGCCTGATCACCCAATCCACTGGTGACACCTGTAAACAATTTGCTAAGCGGACTGTCTGGATCAGAATCTAATAATTGGGCCGCCACGGGTTTAAATGCATCACTGATTTCCATGTTGGGAAATTTGTCCATGATTGGATCCAAGGCATTTACTGCCAGGGATTTCAAATTAGTAGCAATTTCATCTATGCCCAGGTTACCCTGTGCAGTAAGGAAGTTTTGTAAACCAACTTCTTTAACTCGGCTGGACAAATCACCCACATTAAAATGCTTGCTTAGCTGTGAAACTGCTGGTATGTCAGTCCAGTTAACAAATTCATTGAGCACTGATTTATTGCCTAGGATTTGATTAGGTATGCTTTGATCAATGTTGGTAATAAGACCATCTGTAAAGGATTGTATTAGATTACGGCCCTGATCAATAAGATTGCCAGGTAACAGATCTCCTAGACTACCACCAGTGCCAAATATGTTACCAAATCCTGATCCTGTACCTGATGCAACAAAACCAGCTCCTCCCAGTAGTGCTGCACCACCACCCAGACTATTTTCACCAGCTGCACTTGGCAGTTTGCCCAAGAATCCTAGAATTCCACCACTGTCCGTGCCACCAACACCACCAAAGATACTGGACAGGCCCTTGCCTATGGCATTTTGTGGACTGGCAATTTCGTCTGGTAAAGGAATCAACCCCGTGTCTTCAAATGCACTGGTTGTGGATCCATAGATGTCGCTGAGTATGCCATCATCCAGCAGTGTTACCGTAGCTGCAAATGGATTAGCTGTACCAGAATTTAAATTAATATCACTGGCGTCCATATCTAAATCACCAATAACACTGTGTTGTTCATCTCCAGTAACTATATAGTTTAAATCTCCACCTATGCTGTTGTTAAAATAATTACCAGTTGTAATGCTTAGATCCTGCTGAGCCTCTATGTTGATGTTTTTGGCCTTGACATTGAATGTTCCAGATACATTTAGGTCGGCATCGTTTTTAATGTTTATGGTAGTCTTGCCCAGCACTTCAACATCCAGAGCATTTTTAACCAGCAGAGTTTTAGCACCATCTACGGTAACATCGTAATTGCCCATGACATACATTCTGTTGTTGCGATTGTATATTTCATAGTTTTCACCCTTGACCTTGTAGCTGACACTGCCTTCACGATCAATTTCTACATAGGTTCCAGTTCTATGGTAAATATGAATACGTTCAGCATTGGGGGTATCATCTAGCTCAATGACATGACCACTTTCGGTTTCTTTTACATGATTATATGGATAACGAGCATTGAATGCACTTGCGGGTTCGTCCCAAGTACCTGAGCTGGCGCCATTGGCCGTGGGTATGCCCTTGCTGCGATTACTATCTTTTTCTTTTAATAGAGTGGTTTGTAAACTGTCGTTGTTAGTGGCCAACTTGTTGGTGTCGGCTCGAGCCGTATAATCACACTTGGGATAAACACTGTTAGGATCACCAAACGCATCGGGTTGACCTAGTTTGGGATTGTTTAAAGCCCCAGCCCAGTCTGTTATGTTGTCAAAGATGTTTTTATTACTTTTAATGCTGCCATTGGCTGTATTAGTTCCCGTAGACAACGCAGCGCTGGCATTTATGGCTCTGGCACCAACTTCCCACCAGGTTGAAGCTTTGGTTCCTAGACCGTCAGCACCATTTACACCATTTTTTAAATCACGAGCACCTGTCCAGCCCAGTAGATGAGCCGAGCCTAGATAACCAGCAACCTGATCTGCAGACATCTGAGTATCTATGATGCCTTTGCTTCTTAAGATGCTATAGTTGCTGGCCGTGACATCATACATGGCCTTTTCTTGTACGTTGTTTTTATTCTGTTTGAATTCTTCCAGACTGAATACGCCATTTTTGCCAGTCCAGTTACGACTGTCTGCTAGTTCCTCATTGGTTAGTCTGCGAACCGGTACGGGATTTTTTAAATAGCCCGTGGTCTGCAGAGCCTCGGCTCCTAGCTGATACTTACCAACAAAACCAGACCCTGTTGTTTGGGTAGCATAATTTTGTGTGGTGCCCGTACTAGAACTTTCTCTAAAGGCTATGGCATCCATGTAGGCCTGAATCTGAGGCTGCGTCAATGGCGGTAATGTACTTGCAATGCTATTAGAACTAGTAGCTGCACTATCAACGGGCTGTGGATTTTCAGGTAGGGCTATACCATTGGGGTTTAGTACTATTCTATTGCTAACATCACGCTGTGAATTTGTAGCATTTGACTCGGCTCTGGCCTGAGCCACACAGGCATTACTGGTATTGGGAATACCGCCAATGGTGCCCATGATTATGGGCTGCTGACATTCGGCTCCATCTGCAAAGAATCCCACCACCCAGGTGCCTTCGAGCGGACCCAGCGGAGTATTGCCTTTACCACTGATAGCAGCACTAAGTATGGGCTGCATGGGCATGCTCCAGGGTAAAGCATTGGTAGGCAATTCGTTTTTATTGTCGGTATGGTATCCTGTTATGCGCACTCGAACTCGACCCAGTTTAAGTGGATCCATGCGATCTTCAACCACACCTACCCACCACCAAAAACCGTCGCGTGCAAATAAATTGTCTATGCTAGTTGTCATGTCGATGCATTCCCATTAAAACTGTCTTTGACCAATTCCAAGACCATGCTGTGTCTTTGCAAATCTACCCGATGTCTGATGGCCGTGACCAAATAATTACCTGTTAATATTCTATCATAATTAAGTTTATTTTTATCGCTAGCATCCAGTGGAGTTGCTATGGGATAGATAAATTTAACCATACTGCCAACCTCCATGTCAGTACGACCCGGAACTGTAATTTCAATTTTAAAATTGTTTAATTCATTCAGGGTGCTGGTTCTGCGAGGAACTATGTCAGCGGCTCGATCTGCTACGTTATTTCTAAAACCTGTATATAAACCAAAATGCTGCATGGCAATTTTCTGATGCCCAGCTTCGGTTCTCAATGATCCTATGCCTCCGGTACTAAATGGTGGCACTGGTGTTGGTTCCATGTGATGATATCCGCCCCAGTTGTTTACATGGTCATAGTCATAGATTTCATATTTTTTAGTAACTACATCTAAAGTAAACAATCTGTTGGCCAAGTACCCATTCATGCTATTTTTTAATATGTTGATGTTTTCTATGATTTTAAAATCACTTACAGTCTTGTACTGACGATCTATGTTGCTTACATAAAGAGAATCGTCGGTATTGGCATGACCCAGAGGAGCATATACATAGGTCTGTGCAACAGTCTTGGAATCATTATAGGTTTTATAAATCTGTTCTACATTGGTAAAGTAAAAATTTTTATTGCTTTCAAAAAATACGTAACCTGGATTGTTGTAACCGGCTCCTATGGCCTTGCTGGCCAACCAGTTTAAACACTTGAGTGGTCGCCAACCCGGACTGGTAAATTTTACTTCATTCTGAGTTTCACCTAATATAATTAGTGTACTAAAGTTACCTTGACCAGTACGGCTAACAGCTACGTAGTCTTGGAATATTTTTTTAACTACTGCATCAACCTTACCTTCGAAGGTTCTGTAAACAGGACTAAGAGCATCAACCATGATTTCTGGACTGCAAAAATGCATGATATAGCTTTGCTTGGCTGTATCATTGGTAAAGATTTTATCTGTGATACTATAAACCTTAAAGGTCTTATAGATAGCCGAACCTTCCATGCTGGGTGTATAAAATTTAATGCGTACATATTCATCACCTATGATGCCATGACGTTGTGTAAGATTGGCGCTGTCTATGATTAATAGGTTGCCGGCCAGACCAGTACGAAACATGTCCTCGTAGAGGTTTAATTCGCTGACATAGAGTCTGATATCAATTTCAGCCCCCGTGGCTGTAATCAGTGTAACTTCATGTAGATCAACATCACCGGCTGCACTTACGCCAGTGTTAAAATCAGTCTGCGACATTGTTTAATATTCCTATGAAACTTTCAATGAAACGTGGTACATATTGTGGTTTGATCACTCTGATGGTTCTGCGAGTTTCGTTGATGGCTTCTTCGTATTGAGTATTGGTAACTCGGGTAACAGTAGAACTATAACTAAAATTATCTATCATGGTTTTACCAACCACTGCTACAGTAACTGCTGCACCTGATACTGTGATGCTGGTGTTACTGTTTACGGCTACAACTG